GCAAGTATCAGTTATATCGCCTATCCTCAGATAAGATCTCTCTAACAGATGAGAAAGAAGTAGAGCAAGGAGTTACCTTTGCCTATGGATCTGCTGTAGGTGTTGGTGTAGCTGCTGCCTTAGAGTTACCAACTCGCTCTGAAGATAGCATATACCTAGATACCTTCTTAGCTTGGGACGTAGAGCTAGATGATGAGAATACAAGACAGAAGAAGTCTTTCTGGCTAGCTTTCTTTGCAGTGCAGAAGTTTATAGCATTAAGAGAGAGCGGATTCTTAGATGAATATGAGCTAGTATACTATCCAGATTCTAGCGGAGCTATGCAACCAGCGGTAGAGTTATCTTTTCAGATCACCTTACCAGAAGAGTATAAATACCGTGGCTTTGTAGATGCAGTATTGCGACATAAGGTTACTGGTGCTATCATGGTACTAGAGTGTAAGACTAGCTCAGGTACTGCTAATAGCACCATGTATAAGAACAGCGGTCAGGCATTAGGATACAGTGTAGTATTAGATATTCTATTCCCCGCACTTTCTTCTTATACTGTACTGTATTTAGTCTATGAAACTAAGAGCTTAGAGTATGTAGAGCTACCGTTTGAGAAGAGCCTCTTACAAAGAGCACTATGGTTACAAGAGCTGTTAATAGATACAGAGATGATAAGCTTATATCATTCTTATCATACTTATCCTATGCACGGTGAGTCTTGTTTTGACTTCTTCCGAGACTGTGAGTATCTAGGCTTATGTACATTGGATACTAAGAATGTAACTAAGCGATTGACTCAGGGTATATTAGATAAGATAGAGATAGACAGCAGCAGATACGAGTTTAATGTAGACTTCTATGATCTTGTAGAAGCGCAGATGGCTAAAGGAGAGATCAATGAAGGCACCTAGATTCAAGCACTTACCTAAAGAGACTAGACGACCACCACTAACACAGCAGGAAAGAGACATTAGATTTACCTATGTATTAGTGCAGTTAGGTACAATACTAGCGGGCCTTGCATTACTAGTGGTAACGAGTTGGCTAGTAGGGATAACAGACTATGTGTAGATACCCTAAGTTATCATTAGAAGAGAAGCGGCTTAGAGCATATAAGCTAGCCTGTACTAAAGCATTGACTAGGTGGAATAGAACAAGGTCTGTTATAAACTATCATCTAGCGTCTAGATCTCCAGCAGATAAGCTGGCATACGGGAGGTGGATATAGTGCCCTTAGCTGCTCAACTACTTATGTTACTTATAACTACCTTAGTTACCTTTGTATTAATAGCGGCACCCTCAGCTCCTAGCTCAGAGGATGTTATATTAAAGGCAGAGAGAGCTTATGTAGCTGCATTCAGAGCTAGCTGTCCCGGTTTTGTAATAGAAAATTTTGAAATAAAGTCTACCGGAGAGCGAATCACCTCTCTTAAATGCACAGAGATGGATAAGTAAGAGACCCCTATGGCTAAACTATCACAATCACAGCGGACGCAAACACAAAGAGCTATTATCTATGGCGGGCCTAAGACAGGTAAGTCACTACTTGCAGGAGAGCTTGCAGAGTATTATGATCTTGTCTGGGTAGACTTAGAGAATGGACATGAGACTCTGTTCCAATTACCAGAAGCTTGGCAAGATAGAATAGAGCTTGTTAATCTACCTGATACTCGCAGCTATCCTATAGCTATAGAGACTGTCTTAAAGATGGTTAAGACTGCTGTCACTATATGCGAAGCGCATGGTAAGGTATCTTGTATGCAGTGTAAGAAGAAAGAAGCTCCAGCTATAGACATAGACCTTCCTTCTCTAGGGCATAATCATGTAGTAGTCTTTGATTCCCTGACTCAGTTATCTAATAGCGCCATTAGCCATATAACTAAGGGGCAGCCAGATGACTATAAGCTGGACTATAATGACTGGGGTAATCTAGGAAAGTTGTTAGATATATTCTTATCTCATATTCAGCAAGCTAAGTATAATGTGATAGTAATATCTCATGAGACTGAGGCTGAGTCAGAAGGTAAGAAGAAGTCCTTAGTGCCAGTCGGAGGTACAAGAGCATTCAGTAGGAATGTAGCTAAGTACTTCGATCATGTAGTCTATGCTGAGAGAAAGAATAAGAAGCATGTATTCTCTAGCTCTACTTCTTATGCTACGAATATATTATGTGGCTCCAGATCTGACATAGATATCGGCGGTGCAGAAGGTACTAAGCCAAGCTTATTACAGATATTTAAGCCGGAGTTATATGGTAGCTCCCAGGCTGCTAAAGAATCTAAACCTACCCTATCAACACTGCAAACTACAGGAGGTAACAACTCAGCTAAAGATGTCCTAGCTAGACTAAGAGAGACTAAGAAGTAACACCTATGCAATCCTGCATGTAACTATATACAATCACGCTACTAATATTAGGAATACAATTATGTCAGAATCAGAATCAAACTTCGACCTAGATAGTTTATTAGACGCTAACCTTGATGACCTAGAGGATCTACCTGAGTTTAAGCCGTTTGCTCCAGGTGCTCACCGCTGTTTGCTGTCTCTAGATAAGAAAACTATTGCCGGACACCCAGCAGTAGAAGCTAGCTTCACTCTTATTGAGACTATCGAACTGTCTAACTCTCAAGATGTAGCTGGGAAAGATGGAGATACTTGTAACTCTGCTTTCTTCTTAGACAATGAGTTCGGTCGAGGTAAGTTTAAGGCTTTAGCTCTATCTCTATCTGAAATATTAGGCACTACTAATCAAGGTGAGATTGTAGAGCAAGCTAAGAACTTGGAAGTTATGCTGTTATCTTCTGTTAAGAAAGATAAGAATGATGCCAGTAAGGTGTACCTTAACATCATTAGCATTGAAGTTATCTGATAGCATAGCTATCATTTGGTAGGTAGTCCGCCAGGGGCTACTCTTAATAGCTCGGTATCAGAAATGGTATCGGGCTTTTTTGGTATTAGATAGCCCCAGATAGAGGAGATAGTATATCATGGTAAATCCAGAGGCAGCTATAGTTCAGCTGCTAGATAACCTATTTAACCCAGGTGAGCTTGTTAAGTTAGGTCAGCAAACATTTGTTATCACTGATACTAATGATCTCTGTATATCTATAGTACCTTATGAAGAGTTTTATAAGCCCCCCGTAGTTAAGCCTGATCCTAAGCAGATAACCTATGGGCCTCAGAAGAAAGGCAGAAAGAATAAAAAGGACTGGAGATAATACAGATATGAACATAGTTATTGTAGCAGAGATGAGTAACACTCAAAGTGAGCGTATAGATATAGTGCAAGTAGAGGCAGGTTTTTTTAAAGGTAGCTATGTATTAAGGATACATGACGACCCTCCTTCTAAGATTATAGCCTGTCAGCTTCTAGATAGCGCGACCATAGCCTGGCTGCTACAGGAGCTACCTAAGTTATGATCCGACCTAAGCACTCTAAGATAGACCTGTCTGCTCACATAGCTAAGCTAAGAGAGGCTGAGTCCCGGAAGCCAGCAGTATCTAAGACAGCTAATGACAGCCTACTATTCTGGGGTACTGCCTTAGATAAAGACTACCTTGCCCAGCTAAAAGGCTGCGTCGGGGGAGCCAGTACACTGATCAGGTTAGAGCCAGTAGGTACAGTGACACAGGTAGCTATGTACTGTAAGGCTAAAGGTATCACTAGAGTTATCTCCTCCTCTATCACCTTGTTAGCTAAGCTATTAAAATGGGACAAGAGGGCAGCTCCCAGTCTAGCTAACTACGCTGGATCTTATTTCACAATAGCTCCATTAGATGAAGGTAGCCCGCCGATAGAGGTAGTATTCATAGCGCCGCTGAAGCAGTTAGCTACAGTGCCTTATGGTAAGTTCATGGCTAGGAGATTGATAAGGAAACTTACAGCTAGGGAAGATTGGTATAAACCTACAGAGTTTACAGGGTGGAAGCTATTAGATGCAGAGGCAGACCAGTGTAACTATCCTACCTGGAAGGTCCATGCTTTCCTTATAGCTATAGACATAGAAACCCTTAGAGAGAATGCAGCTATTAGATGTATATCTTATACAGGATTCTTTTACAGTGATAGTGGTGAGATAGTATCCACCTCTTATGTATTACCTCTAGACTCAGACTACTCCCTAGCAATCATGCGCAAATGGAACCTACTTCCAGCGCCAAAGGTATTCCAGAATGGTAAATATGATATTGCTTATCTCGCTAGGTATAATGCTCCTGTATATAACTATCTCTATGATACAGCTCATATGTTTCATAGCTGGTATAGTGAGTTACCGAAAGACCTTGGATTTCTCAACTCATTCTTCCTCAGAGAGGCAGTATATTGGAAAGACCTTGCGGAGACTAATGATCTGCATGAGTATTATCGTTATAATGCTCTTGATACTTGGGGTACTGGTAATTGTTGGCTAGCTATGATATTAGAAGCCCCGGCTTATGCTATAAGTAACTACCTCTTAGAGTTCCCCTTAGTTTTCCCTTGCCATCTAGCAGAGATGACAGGCATTGCAAGAGACATGGACAGCTTAGAAGGTGCAAGAGCTAAGCAGCAAGTTATCATAGATCATCATACACAAGAGCTGAATACTATATTAGATATACCAGAGGGTGAGACCTTTAATGTTATGTCTACTCCTCAGATGAAGAGTCTGCTAGCTATCTTAGGCTGTAAGGATCTTAAATCTGCTGATGCTACGAACTTAGCTAAGGCTAGGTATAGGCATCCTTTTAATGCTAGGATCATTAACCTGGTACTAGAGACAAGGAAGGCTAGGAAGTTAGTTAGTACTTATCTCACAGCAGGGAAAGAGTTTACCCGCCAGGATGGTACTGGGCATAGGGTATTATATTCTCTTAACCCACATGGTACTGATACTGGTAGATTAGCATCTAAAGAACATCACTTCTGGACTGGCATTAATGCACAGAACATACCTAGAGGTCCGATAGTTAAGTCTACTATGAGAGCTGACCCAGGGTTCCTATTAGCTGAGGTGGATCTAGAACAAGCAGAGAGTAGAGATACAGGTTATATTAGCGGTGATGCGACTCTTATACAGAACGTAGAACACAGTCCTGACTTTCATTGTGCTAATGCAGCAGCTTTCTTTGGTGTGCTATTCGAAGACATGTATGATGTAGCTACAGGTAAGGTATTAAATAAACCATTGAGACAGTTAGGTAAGCCAGTTAATCACGGCGCTAACTATAACATGGGGCCGTTTGTATTAATAGATACTATGGGAGAAGAGAAGATAGCATTAGCTAAAACACTTCTAGGACTGCCGCGCTATTGGGGTTATATAAAGGTAGCGGAATACTTACTAGAGCAGTTCCATAAGACTTACCCTGGGATAAAGAAAGTATTCTATGAGGGAGTTAAGATGGAGATAGGATTGACTAATAAGTTAGTATCTAAGGCAGTGCATCATAGCTGGAGGCAGCGAGATGTAATAGCTAGAACTAATCCTGGGCTAATAGATCAATGGAATGAGTCTTGGTTGAGCTACGCAGCTAATCATCCTGCATGGACTAGATACTGTTTTGCTGACCCTCTTAAATCTAAGTCAGATTTAAACGCTTATATAGCACACCCGCCGCAATCATTAAATGCACAGACATTAAATAAAGCCTGGCTAACAGTATTCCATGACATAGCTATACATCCAGATCATAATACTAACTTTAAACTAGGCGCACAGATACATGATAGCATATTATTTCAATACAGAGAAGGTCACGAGTACCTTGTAGAGATGGTAAGAGAGAGGATGGAAGTCCCTGTTACTATCAAAGGCTATGATGGTATAGTTAGAACATTTGTAGTACCTGCTGGAGCTAAGAAAGGAGATCATCTCCTAGCTCCTAATACTGGCAGGGCAATCTATTGGAGTGAGACAGAATAAGGCACCTCGTATATGCCAGACCAAGACAATGATGCAGACTTCATATCTCTTTACCTAGAGTATACAGCTCAGACAGAGTGCCCGACTTTCTTTCATAGATGGACGGCTGTGACCTCTCTCTCTGCTTACCTTGGTAGACAGATACATTTCAATCATGGGCATTTTACACTGTACCCTAACCTCTATACTATGCTAATAGGATCTCCTGGAACTAAGAAGTCCTCAGCTATAAAGATAGGAGCTAAGTTATTAAAGCAGGCAGGTTACAGTACCTTTGCTGCTAAGAAGATAAGACAAGAGAAGTTTCTTATAGAGCTAGCTGAACAGTCTCAAAGGAGAGAGAGGATATTAGCTGGCACCTTAGGAGATATGTCGGGCTACGATGTCTTAGAGCAGAACTTATTTGGAGGCGATGGTGGGAATGATATGGAAGAT